ATACCGGCGATTGTACAATCCTAGCGGGATCTTACATATACCTTCACGCTGATGATGCATCAGACAATATGCAGATGAAGGCGTGTATCAGAACCAGCGGCGGAACGATTGCAGTAACATACGCAGCATAATAACTAATACTTATTAAGCGATAAGCTAAACCCCCCTCTTTTATTGGGGGGGGTTTTTTCTTAACAAGTCAAACTCAATGTATACTATTAAAGATACTATCAAATGCAATTAGTGCTGCCCCATAGGAGAGCAAATGAATAACGATACGACAGTGGAAGAAGAAATTACAGAAGAGATAAGAAGCGATAAAGAGAGGATCGAAACTCTTGAGCTTCAAATTGCAGAACTATATGGCCTGCATAAAAGAACACTAGAAAACTTTCGAGAACTAGTTGAGTTAAATATCTTTGATTATCTTCGGCCGCAATCTTCTTTAGTATCTTCTGAAGAATAGAACATACTCTATTATCTTTTAAACCCCCCTTCTTTATTGATTGGGGGGGTTTCTTTTTTAAGTACTAGTTACTATAACACAGGAGACCATATTATGGGCAAGAAAAGAAAGGCGTTGACTACAGGTAAGTACAACGGTAAACGATCAGCATGGCTACAGGCAGTACAACAAACTGAAACTTTAACGGAACAAACCGAAGAAGTAATTAAGCTTGTGGAGAAAACTGCTAAAGTTGTTGCGGATAAAGCTTCGACTATTGAGTTGGTAGAACTACCAAAGCCGGTTCACAAAAAGTCTTATACACCAATTAAGATTACAAAAAGAACCACCGCCAGTTCAACTCACGATAATACATCTAAAACTAAAACAGTCAAAAAAACAACGAAAGAATAATTCTGTTTTAATAAAGAGCCGGTTTCCCCTTTGTCTAACTAATTAGGCATAGGAGGATCTATGTATGTCGTACCCAACACTAACCCCGGCCAGCCAAACAAGCGCCGTTGTCTTAACCTCTACGGGAAGCGCAGCGTTAGTGTCCGCGGCCGTGCCATATGGTATGTACACCGGCTCGGCAGACTTCTTGTCTGGAGCCGCAGAACAGGTTGCATACACCTATAAAAAGCTTGGTGGAGATGTTTTAGACATCGAATTAACGGCCGGCAATGTATACGCTGCATATGAAGAAGCCGTACTAGAATACTCTTATTTGGTTAACATCCATCAATCTAAGAATGTACTCTCCGACTTATTGGGTGCGTCCACCGGCAGCTTTGACCATCAAGGTCGACTCCTTGCCGGAGACTCGTTGTCGGGCTCTAGTCAGACCAACAGAGCGATCGCTTTAAAGTATCCTAAATATACTCTTGCTTACGAACGCAGGGTTTCGGACGGTATAGGCCAACGCGCCGGCATGAGCGGAGACAGAGCAGAATACTCCGCATCTTTTGTCACAACAAGCAACATCCAAGACTATGATCTCCAGAACATCGTGGCAACAGCTACCGACGAACTCTATTCCAGTAAAGTTAATGAGCCGGGCAAGAAGATCCGAGTTAAGAAGGTCTTTTTCAAGACTCCACAGGCAATGTGGCGCTTCTTCGGGTATTACGGAGGAATCAACACTGTCGGGAACATGTCTTCTTATGGTATGTATGCCGATGATTCTACCTTTGAGCTGATCCCAGCTTGGCACAACAAACTTCAGGCGATGCAGTTTGAAGATAACATATACACCCGTGTATCTCATTATTCATATGAACTTAAAGATAACAACATTAGAATATACCCAAAACCATCTTCAGTAAGTCCTTCTGAAATTTGGTTTCAGTTCACAATAGACGAAAATCCGTGGGAAGAAGATGATAATAGCCAAACTGGTACCCACGGGATCAATAATATGAACACTCTTCCCTTTGAGAATATTCCTTATAAGAATATTAATGCAATTGGGAAACAGTGGATTAGAAGATTTGCATTGGCTGTGACAAAAGAAATCTTAGGGCAAATTAGAAGCAAATTTGCGTCCATTCCGATCCCAGGGGAGGCCATAAGCTTAAATGGGTCTGCATTAATAACAGAAGCGAGAGAGGAACAAGATAAACTAAGAGAAGAACTTAAAACCACCCTTGACGAGCTTACTTATGCGAAGCTTATGGAGAAAGACGCTGCAGTCGTCAGCGCTGCACATTCAATTCAGGAAAAAGTTCCTTTACCAATAATTGTAGGATAAGGAGGATTGAGATATGGCAGGAAATAAATGGAAGCAACCAACACAACCTCCCCCTCCTTTGTTCGCCGGCGAAAAAGAGCGAAATCTTGTTAAACAAGTTAACGATGAGTTAATTGAAAGAGTCATAGGCCAACAGATTGTCTATTACCCAATAGACCTGATGAGAACCAACTTTCATGATCTCTATGGTGAAGCAATAGAAAAAACCTTCTTACCACCAGTGAGAGTTTATGCGCTTGTGGAGTGGGAGGGTATCAGAACCAAAACCGACAACATCGGTATGGATAAAGATGCCTCCATCACTGTCCATTTTCATAAAAGACGCCTAACAGAAGACCAGGATCTTTATGTTAGAGAAGGGGATTTTGTTTTATATGGCAAAATATATTATGAGATTGTTACGCTGTCTGAGCCCGCCCAAATCTTTGGGCAAGTTGACCACAAAATGGAAATAGTGGCAAAGTGTGTGAGGGCAAGAGAGGGGCTTTTTGATGCTTCATAGGAGAAAAAATTATGTCTAAGATTAAAGAATATGAAATTATGCCCTCGACCATTGAAACAATTGATCGTGCGATGTTTACCTGGCTTGATGAAAATGTCAATGCTCACGCAACAACAAATAAAGGTTGGAACAAAGTGCCTGTCATCTGGTTATCAGCAGAAAGAGCTTTTCAAATCAAGAATGATAAAGAACTGAGAGATTCAACAGGCGTGCTTAAGCTTCCAATTATCTCTGTTGAAAAACAGTCTATCGTAAAAGATCCGGTGGATAAAGGCGGCCACTATGCCGCGCTGCCCGAGAATATAAATTACCCTACAGATAAACTAACCTCTGTCCGCGGCGGAGTGAGAGAAGTCAACAGAAGAATCGAGCAGAAAAAGACATCTGATTTTGCCAATGAGAACATCAATGCAAATAAGAATGTTACAGAAAGGACCAAGAACAACAAAGTGGTTTATGAATCCGTGTTGATCCCAATCCCAGTTTATTTAAATGTTGTGTATAGTCTTGTAATAAAGACTGATTATCTGCAGCAAATGAATGAAATCATTTCAGTGTTTGTTAATAAACCAAATAGTTCTGCGATCAACTCAGTTGTTATTGAAGCCGATGGTCACACCTACGAAGCCTTCCTCGATGGAAACTATAGACAAAAAAGCAATGTTGGTAATATCGGGGAAAGTGAAAAGAGTTATGAGTCCTCAATAACCATAAAAGTATTAGGCTACATCCTAGGATCTGGCAGTAATGATGACAAACCGAAAGTCGTCGTTAAACAAAATACAGTAGATATAAAAATATCTAGAGAAAGGTCTGCTTTGGGAGATATAAATCCCTATTTAAATAAGGACAAGGATTACCGAGAGTTTTAATTTATCTATTCAATAGGAATTTTGGACTTTCAACTTTTTCACAACTAATTACTAACGATAAAATAGTGTAGTACACACCGTTAAATATTTATTTTTTTGCTATAAGGAGTCAACACGGAATGTCAGTTAAAGGTTATAGATTTGTATCGCCCGGGATCTTTTTAAGGGAAGTAGACCAATCAGTTCTCAACCCCACACGACCCGAAAGAGGTCCAGTGATCATCGGCCGCTTTAACAGTGGCCCGGCCATGCGCCCAGTCACAGTTACGAGCTACACGGAATTCAAGAGAATTTTTGGAGCCCCCCACCCCGGAGGGAGTGCGACCGATTCATGGAGAGGCGAGCCCCACGGCGGTCCAACTTATGGAGCGTATGCGGTGGAGGCTTGGTTAAATTCCGGTGTCGCCCCGGCAACAGTCATGAGACTATTGGGCGAGGAAAACTCTAATTCTACTACTGCTGGAAAGGCAGGTTGGG